GCGCACCGGGGATCCTAGGCATTTTTGGTTGCGCATATAAAGGAGACAAAGTAATGGGGCAAGCCATTACTTTCCTTCAAACACTTCCGCACATCATTGATGAAGTGATGAACATTGTGTTGATTGCTTTATCAATGATTGCCATCATGAAGGGTGTCATCAATCTAGTGAGCTGTGGCATCCTGCAGCTCCTGCTCTTCCTCATACTTTGTGGTAGGAGCTGTTCCACACTCAGTGATGACTTTCAACTGAGGAGTGTTCAATTTGATATGCAGACACTTAACATGACAATGCCTCTATCTTGCTCAAAGAACAATAGTCATCACTACATATTTGTGGGCAACACAAGTGGTCTAGAACTCACTCTCACCAATCAATCCATCATTAATCATAAGTTTTGCAATCTCTCAAGTGCACACAAGACTGCTGAATACAACTTTGCCCTAATGAGCATCATCTCTACTTTCCATCTGTCTATACCCAATTTTAATCAATATGAAGCTATGAGCTGTGATTTTAATGGAGGGAAAATTTCAATACAATACAATCTGAGCCACAGCACAGTTACCGACACAGCAAATCACTGCGGGACAGTTGCCAATGGTATCTTAGAAACTTTTCACAAATTTTACTGGTCAGGTGGAATTAGAGATGCATATCAAATCCCTCATGGTCATGCATTGGCACATTGTTATCAAACAGCATACCAATACTTGGTGATTCAGAATACAACATGGGAAAATCACTGTCAATTCAGCAGGCCGACCCCACTGGGTTATCTCGGACTCTTAAGTCAAAGAATAAAACAGATTTATATCAGTAGAAGACTTCTTGGCGTGTTCACATGGACCATATCTGATTCAAGTGGGAATGATCTTCCTGGTGGTTATTGCTTAAATAGATGGATGCTGATTGAGTCTGAGGTCAAATGTTTCGGGAATGCTGCAATAGCCAAATGCAACGAAAAACATGACTCAGAATTTTGTGACATGCTCCGGTTGTTCGATTTCAACAGGGAGGCTATCAAACGCTTGAAAATTGAGGCAAACAAGAGCATAAACCTCATCACATCTGCAGTCAATTCCCTAATTAATGATCAGCTAATTATTAAGAACCACCTGAGAGACCTTATGGGGATACCTTATTGTAATTATTCCAAATTCTGGTTTCTAAACCACACAAGAAGTAACCGAACCAGCCTGCCAAGGTGTTGGCTCATCAGTAATGGCTCTTATCTCAATGAGACTGAATTTAGCTCTGATATCGAACAGGAAGCAAACAATTTGATCACTGAAATGCTACAAAAGGAGTACATTGAAAGACAGGGTAAAACTCCTCTGGGACTTGTTGACATCTTCGTATTCTCAACCAGTTTTTACTTACTGACAGTATTTCTCCACCTCATCAAAATACCAACCCATCGTCACATAGCTGGGAAACCATGCCCCAAGCCACATAGGCTGAATTCCATGGCCATTTGTCACTGTGGCCTATATAAACAGCCTGGACTCGAAACGAAATGGAAGCGTTAACTTGAGGCCAACAGCCCCCGTGACCCACCGCCAAATGGCGGTGGGTCACGGGGGCACTCTGWTTACAGAGTGACTTTGGGTGCTCCTGYTCTGAACACCAGRTCGGTTGGCAGCAGAGGTGTYAACTTRGGGGTTCTATATGAGCCCTGRGTGGCTGCTTCGTACATGATGCAGTCTARGAGTGCACAGTGAGGTGTTATTTCTTGTTTGCCACCTCTCTTCTTCTTCTCAAYAACCACCCCAGTATGCATATTGCATAGTGTYTTGAGATCATCCCAGACCTCATTTTCAAATTTCCTTGCATCAACTTTACTCATCATCACATCAATCAACTTGATGTCTCTACGCCCTTGGCTGTCCAGCAATTTCTTTATATCCTCAGAACCTTGGCAAGTCAAGACCATCCCCTTTGGCAGGCTCTCTATCACAGCACTTGTRAGCCCYGGCTGYACTTTAAATAGGTCAACAATGTCAATACCATGTGARTATTTGGAGTCCTGTTTGAACTGTTTGGCATCTGTTGGTTCTCTGTAGAAATGAATGTATTGTCCACCAGCTGGCTGATAGATAGCAATTTCTACTGGATCTTCAGGTCTACCTTCAATGTCAATCCAGGTTTTGCTTGTCGGGTCCATACCAGTCATAATATCCTTGAGACACATGATCTGGGAGTATGTGAGTCCGRCTGTTTGCTGCAAACCAGGAACTTTGTCTCTGGCTTGCTGATTTGAGGGTTTAATGGTTAGGTTGCCGCTGTTAAGGTCAACCACAGTGTTGTCCCAGGCCCTACCAAAGATTGATGTTCTGCTAGCAATGTAGGGCCACCCATTGCCTGAAAGGCAGATCTTATATAGCAGGTTTTCATATGGGTTTCTGTCACCAGGTGTGTCTGAGACAAACATGCCTACGGACTTCTTAACTGCCAGAGTCTTTTTCAAGATTTGATCGAGGTTTTGGGGAGTGACTTTTATAGTCTCAAGCATGTTGCCCCCATCCAGCATGCATGCGCCTGCCTTGACTGCAGCCGATAAACTGAAATTATAACCTGAAACATTAATGGCAGACTTCTCTGTGTCTATGATGCTCAGCACTGGGTGGTCTTTGACGAGTTGGTCAAGGTCCGATGAGTTCGGGTACTTGGCTGTGTAGATCAACCCCAAGTCGGTCAGAGCCTGAACAACATCATTTATGTCTGACTGCCCCTGCTTAGTCATGCAGGCAATTGTGAGACTGGGCATTGTGCCGAACTGGTTGTTTAGGAGATCTGGGTTCTTTACATCCCACACCCTGACAACACCATCGGAACCAGCTCTTAAGTTCGGTCTAGTCATCCCCACCATCTCTAGAAGTTTCTTTCGCTGTTCAAGTTGTTGAGCCGTAAGATTCCCCATATAGACTCCATTGGACTGAGGTCTCTCTGTTCTGGTTATCTTTGCCTTTAGTCTGTCAATGTCAGCAGCAAGGACCAGGAGGTCATCGGATGACAATTGCCCCACACTCAGAATATTTTTCTGTTGTTGAGATTTTAACTCAACAAGGTTGTTGACTGCTTGATTTAGGTCTCTTAACCTTTTTAGGTCTCCATCATTCCTCTTATCCTTCCTCATCAAACGCTGCACATTGCTCACCTCTGAAAAATCCAGGCTATTAAGGAGACTTTGAGCATCCTTGATAACTTGAAGCTTCACATTTGTGCAGTATGGTGATAATTCCCTCCTAAGAGCTTGTGTCCAAAGAAAGGACTTCACTTCTTTGGAATTGCTCATGTTGCGCACAGTGGATCCTAGGCGAATTGATCGCGCTTA